AATACCCCGAAGCAGCAGTGTTCTCTAAACCACCAATATCACTAAAGTCAAACGAGTTATCGTAAGCCAATGTTAGAAAAGTGACATCGGTTGTTGCGTCCCAATCAAGAGACGCAGGAGCATCTGGAGCACCACTACAGGTGTACCAGATTTTATTTAAAGAAACATGGGCACAAGATTCACCGTTCAATGTTGAAGCATTTAATGCCGAAACATCTACTAGAGTAGTGCTACTTGCACTTCCATCAGAATACACTGAGCAATAGACTATGAGCTTTTTCTCACCATCTAATTGATTAGTTGGTCCTGTGACTGAATTAGCCATGTGTCACCCCCTATGCGTCAGCGAATGGAGTTACTAAAGTTCCTGAACCTAGTATGATTCCTTCTACTGCATACTTAGCAGAAGCTATTGCAGTACATCTTACGATGCTTCCTGCAAGTCCGCCTTTGGTACTTCCGTTCATGGTTATAACGTCGTTACTTGCACCAGAAATAAAGGTTTTACCTGTTGCATCATCGACTCCAGTATAAGTACCACCAACAAACTTGTCTGTGCCATCAGTTAAGATGTCCATATCTGTGGCTGCCGTAACAACAACAAACATGAATTGAGCCCCTAAATTATTGGTTTGGTTAGGGTCGGTGTCTTCACCTGGAGCCGTTGTAACTATAGAAGGTAGTGTAAACTTACCGTCTGCGTCATTACAAAGAAGTATCTTTCCTGCGTGTGATGCCACCGTTATTGATGTATCGGCTGTTAAGCTAACGACAGCAGCATTTCCTGCGGAAATAAAACCAGCGAGTGATCTGACTGGACCTGAAAAGGTTGATTTTGCCATAATTTTTCTCCCGAAAAAATAAGTCCTACCGTCTTGGCGAGTCTGCTAGGTCAGTCTGTAGGACAAGTTATCCCTAGATAAAGCGATGCGGGTTGAGTGAGAAACCCCCGCATCATAGGTTCCATATTACTTGCGTTTTAATACTCTATAGCGTTATGCACCAGGAGAGCCAAAGATACCGCGCCAGTCAGACCAGCCGAAGCTGTATCTTTCTCTTGCTTTATATCTAACATTTCCTGTTTCGAAATCGCCTTCCATGTTAGTGGAAACTGCGGTTCGAACAAAGTGCTTGAGACCATTAGGTACATCTGTCTTAACAAACCAAGCGTCGGTGTCTGTCAAATAATGATTAACAGCATAGCCATCAGGGATCATTCCCATATTTCTAATTGCATTGATGTCATTATCTGAAGTTGCGACCCGACCTGGAGTGTTTAACAACCGATCTGCAATGAACTGTAACGCAGGAGGACAAATTAGTCTTTGTGCCTGTGCATTAACTTTCAGACCTCTTTCATCTTTAAAGCCAGCAATATCAATTAGTGCTTGCTCCATTGATGTTTCATTAAGGTCTGCAGCCGTACTTAGTTCGTTCTTAAGATCACCAGCAGTTAAAGAAGTATGATCGGTAGCGAAAAGTTCTTTACCGTCTCCTCCTGGATAACTACTACTGAATCCATTATTCAACACATTAGCAGCTTTAATCTGCTTTGTTTGTTGCATGGAACGAGCAAGAGCACGAGTGTATCTTGCAGAAAGGGTATCATAGAGATTATCTTCCATTGCTTCTTCAGTCAAGGAGAAGGCTAAAGCCACAGTATCATGAGTATAACGGGCTGTCCAAGTTTCTTGGGCAGTGTCATACTTGACTGCGGCACCTTCGCCTTTAACTGCTGCTTCCCCGAATCCAGAGAGCATCACTTCTTCCTCATAAGCACGATCAGAATTTTCTGTGTCGAAAATCATCGTATGCTCATCAGCATAGCTTGAGTACTCTAATCCGAATAAAGCATTAAGTCCTGGGACAAGTTCTTTAACGAGTTGTGCTCGATTAATTGCCATTACTTATTCTCCTTATTCAAATGGATTGGCTGGGAATCGGAAAAAAGCCCTAGCGTATGCTGCGATTGAATTGCTTGGTGTATCCACAAAGCCAACACAAAGAGCAACACCAGAAGATGTTGTAGCGGTTACACCTTCAGCCGAACGACCAGTAGACGTGCTACCAGCAGTTGTTGAAAGAGTGTATTTATTGCCAATAAAACTTACAGCTGGTGTACCAGCAGTAAACTGAGCTTCGTAAACGATGTCAGGATCGTTATATACATAAGCCTTAGCATCCGCACTTCCTAATGTAGCCGTATCAGCAGTCCAATATTTTGCAAACACTGGAGAACCGTCCGACTTCTCATAATAAACGCCAGCAAAAACGCCAACAGGAGCACCAGTAGCCGTACCCTGAATGATATAACCGCTTGATAGATTAACAACATCACCACTATAAATAGCAGCATTTGTCGCACTAGCGATTCTCATTTGGGCAGGTCTAATAGTTCCACCAGTCAAGTGATATGCTGGTGTAAACCCGTTGGGATCATTAGTATTTGCCATAGTTTAATTACCCATTTAGTTAAAGGTTAGTCTTTAGAAAGATCCCGTCTGCTACCGAATTCCGTTTTCGTTTGACGATTCGGTTTTTCAATAGGCATAATAGGATTACTTTCCCTCATTAATTCAGAATCAACAGCTTGCATGGACGCATCGGTCATTTCTTGGAAATATTCTTTGCGTTCATCCACTATTGACTCATCAATCTTGGCTAAAATTAAACCACCAACTCCAATAACACCTGCGTGTTTTCCATCCTCAATTGTTGGACCTTGAAACTCAGGGTGAGCTTCAGCTCTAACTGGCTCGAATCCTTCACGAATACGTTTAGACATATTCGTCTTATCATCTTGCCCAAGAATGCTTTCACGAATCCAGCGATACTTATATCCTGGAGGTGGTTGAGGTGCATCCAAACTGGATGGTGGTTGCCAAGGTTTTCTGCGAGTAGTTTTTTCTCGAACTTCAGCAGAACGGGAGTTTCGATCTGTCATATTATACTCCTATATTTAGACATACTTTGCGTACTCTTCTAATGGCACACCAAGTTTTTTAGCAATTGCTTGCTGACTTGCTGTGAGTTTTACTTTTCTGGACTTTCTAGTGGTTGGGTTAGCCCCAGCGCTAGTTCGTCCAACTGCTTGTACAGGAGGAGCCTTAGACTCCTCTTGTTCAAATTTGTGTGGAAATGCTTCCTTAATTCGCTCATCTAACTGCTCGTAATAGTCAGAAGCAGTAGGATTTATGCCTTGTTCTTGCATTTCTTTATCAATTTCAAAAGCTGCAGAAGTCATGATCCGATCCCTTCCAAACCAAGAATTTTCTTCTTTTTGTGCCCAAGCCGTTGCTCTTGGGTCGATTGGTGGAGGACTCGCTTGACCGTTAGTTTGACCGTTAGCTTGTTTATTTTCTTTTTGTTTTTTATGACGAGCTAGTGTTTCTTGTTCAACAGCTAGTTTAGCAATATCTTGTTGAGCGTTCAGAGATTTATCTAAATCCCCTTCATACGCAGCTGCTTTATATTTTTCTTTAGCTATTTCTAAATCATTAGCAACACGAGCATTATACTCTTTAAAAAGCGCTTCTTTGTCTTTTTCAGCATTGTTTTCAAATTCTTGAACCTTATCTTTTAAGGCTTGAGCTACCCGAAGTGCTTCGTCTCTTTGTCTTTCTGCTTCACGTTGATTATAGGTAAGTTTATCGATTCTTTTCTGTACTTTATCGCTGTACTGTTCAACTTCTTGTTCGTGTTCGTCTTGAGAAGAAGTTTCTAGTTCTACTTCCTTTACTTCTTGTTCTTCTTCGTTTGGAAGTTGTATTTCTTTTTCTAAATTTTCAGTATCTTCTGGCATGGTCTCCTCCATGAATTATTTGAGTTTAGCGTGAATTTTAACAAGAGTAAAGTATTATCCCCCAAGGATGTCTTCGGGGTCGTCTATTAGTGCTAAAATTTCATCGTCGTTTAAAAGGCGCAAGTCCCCTCCATCAATTTGGATACGGGCTCCTGCGTAGCGTCCAAAAATAACCCAATCACCTTCTTCGCACCAAGCTCCTTCAGGAAACTTGTTCAGGTCTTTATAGGCATCTGGTCCAAGAGCTACAACATAGCCCACCACTGTAGTTAGACGCTCCCGTTCTACAGTTTGTTTAGCCAGATAGATTCCACCTTTTGTCTTCTCGGCAGGGGCAAAAGGTAAAATTAGCATTCGATAACCTGTTGGTCTAGGTAGTTTTTGAGACAATTTATCGTCGTTCTTTAGGTCATCTGGTGTAAAATTAGTTGGGTGTGGTTCTGCTTCTTCAGAACCAAAATTAGAAACAAAAGGAGGGATCTCCTTCTTAGGTTTTTGCGCTTCATTCTTCATCTGGTGTATCTATCCTCTTATGTAGTCCAATTATTTCATTTTCAATAAAGTTTAGTCCCGCTATCTCACCTATTAGGCGTTGGTATTGTGTGTAGTCTGCAACACCACCACCAACAAGAGTGTTTTTTAATTCTTCTTGTCGTTTACGACACTGCTTTAATAGAAACTCAGTCGCTGTTATCCAATCCATGGGCTATTCTTTAACCCATTGAATAAAGCTAAGTCCTTTGGTGGCAGCACCACCACCCTTAACCTTCCCCTTAACCGATTTTATCTTGCCGCCACCATCTGTATTTAGCTTGACAGGATTCTTTTTTGGTCCAGGATAAAGTTTAGACTTCTTAGCCATATCATACTCCTCTAGTTCTTTCGTCTGCCTCTCGGACAGTGTTTAAAATATCTGCGTATGTTCTGTCTGCTTCAAGTATGGCTGACTGAACATTCTTTTCCCTTTCTGCAGCAATCTTCATTTCAGCAACAGCTTCTTGAGACTCAATTTTCTCCCTATCAACTTCTGCCTTCTGGTCTGCTGCTACTGCTCGTTGCCTTATTTCAGCCTTTTGTAGTTCGATTATTGGATCCATCTTAGCTCGTTCTTCTGCTTCGGCAACAGCCTGAGCCCTACCAGTAACTTCTGCTGTGGCTTGTGTTGCTTTCTGAGCAATTTCATTCATTACTTGTTGTGCTTGTTCAGGAGGCATTTGCTGTAGTTGCTCTAATGGTGGGAGTGGTTGACCCATGGCTTCTTCGATTTCTAGGCGATATTTCATAGACTGATGTTCTTGTATATTAGAACTAATCATCTGAACAACCATCTCATTTTGTTGTGCCATTGGGTTTTGTACAAATGCCGAGTGTGACTCAATGTATGCTTCATGGTCTTGCCAATCAAATGCTTTAATAGGTTGTCCCATCATTGCTGCTTGTTGTTCACTTATCGGATCTCTTGGCGGAACTTCTTGTTGTTGTTTAAACAAAGTCTGTGGATTTTTAATTTCAAGTGCTTCGTACATTCTTCTATATGCTTCTTGCATATTATGTATTTCTGGTGCAGCTTGAGCCATCTGTAATTGTTGTTGAGCGATCAGTACTCGCTGAGCCATTGAAAAAATATTTGGATCACTTATCGGCAAAACGTCAACACGTTCATCAAAGTCCTGTGCCATAACAACCTGTTGACCGCCCTCCGTCATATACGGGTATTCTGGCGGTAGGTATTTAGCGTAGAGGTCAGAAAGTAGTCTAAATTCTTTCTTCTGGGCAAAATGTAAGCGTTTATGTATAGCCGACATCACCTTTGTTCCCCTTTCTAGCATAGCTATTGTCGTACCTACAGGCAATTGTTGGCTGCCTATGTCCCCTACTTGCATATCAGCAATACTGGCGAACCTTCTGCCCGAATCAACCAAAACACCTAAAAGTTGTGACAAAACAGCAGAGGGTTCTTTATAGGGTAGTGGCAATAGGGAATCTTTAATCG